AACAGATGAGAATATTGAGAGCGTTTGGTAGATGGTGGTATAGGTTTATTAACTATATGATTACGTGGCAACTACATAGGGATGCAGTAAAGCACTTGAATAGGTTGACTGACAGAGAATTAAAAGATATAGGTCTTACTCGTGGTGAGATAGATAGAATGATATGGTTTAAAGAAGATAAGAAAGACAGAGGGACTAAAGAATGAGCGATAACTACTTACCAACAGACTACCAATCATTTATACACAAGTCACGTTATGCTCGTTGGTTAGAGGCAGAAGGTAGAAGAGAGTCTTGGGGAGAGACAGTAACTAGGTATATGGATAACTTAGTTAAGCCAGCTTTAGGAGATCACCCTAAGCAGATAGCAGAGATAGAAGAAGCTATACTAAACCTAGAAGTGATGCCTAGTATGAGGGCATTGATGACTGCTGGTCCAGCTATGGCGCGCGACAATACAGCAGGTTATAATTGCTCTTACTTAGCTGTAGACGACATTAAAGCATTTGACGAAGCTATGTTTATCTTGTTGTGCGGTACAGGTGTAGGGTTCTCTGTTGAGAGACAGTCTATACAGAAGCTACCAGAAGTCCCTGACAGTATGTTTAATAGTGATACCACAATCATAGTAAAAGATAGTAAAGAAGGATGGGCTAAGTCTCTAAGACAACTCATAGCATTGTTGTATAGTGGTGAGATACCTAAGTGGGATGTATCTAGAGTTAGACCAGCAGGTGCGAAGCTAAAGACTTTTGGTGGTAGAGCATCAGGACCAGCACCTCTTATAGACTTATTTAACTTTGTTACTAAAGTGTTTACAGAAGCTAAAGGTCGTAGACTATCATCTCTAGAATGTCACGATATAATGTGTAAGATTGGTGAGGTAGTTGTTGTAGGTGGTGTACGTAGGTCTGCTATGATATCTCTAAGTAATCTGTCAGATGATCGCATGAGACATGCTAAGTCAGGTTCATGGTGGGATAACGATCCACAACGAGCATTAGCTAACAACTCTGTGTCGTATACTGAGAAGCCAGATAGTTTGTCGTTCATGAGAGAATGGATGGCTCTAGTGGAAAGTGGGAGTGGTGAACGTGGTATCTTCAATCGTGAGGCATCTAAGAAGCAAGCTAACAAGAATGGTAGGCGAGATCCTAACTATGAGTTCGGGACGAATCCTTGCAGTGAGATAATTTTGAGGCCAGCACAATTCTGCAATTTAACGGAGTGTGTAGTACGTGCTACAGATACAGTAGAAGACTTAGAGCGTAAGGTTAGAGTAGCTACAATACTAGGTACTATACAATCTTCTTTTACTAAGTTTCCATACTTACGTAAGATATGGCAAAAGAATACTGAAGAAGAAAGACTACTAGGTGTGTCTATGACTGGTATTATGGACAATCCTATAATGACAATTAAAAACGAAGGATTGGAGAATACTCTTGGACACCTCAAACAGATCGCTGTCGATACTAATGCTACTTGGGCTAAACGCCTTGATATCCCTGTCAGTACTGCTATCAGCTGTGTTAAACCAAGCGGTACTGTCAGCCAACTGGTTAACAGTAGCAGTGGGATTCACGCTCGTCACTCAGCCTATTATATTCGCACTGTACGCGGAGACAACAAAGACCCGTTAACAAAGTTCATGATGGATCAAGGTATACCTAATGAGCCTGATGTAATGAAGCCTGACCAGACTACTGTGTTTAGCTTCCCTATGAAAGCTCCAGACAATGCAGTAGTAACTGCTGATATGTCTGCCATAGATCAGTTAGAGATGTGGTTAGCCTATCAGCGTAGTTGGTGTGAGCATAAGCCTAGTGTGACTATTAATGTTAAGAAGGATGAATGGTTTGAAGTAGGAGCATTCGTATATAAACACTTCGATGAAATGTCAGGTGTGTCGTTCTTACCATTCAATGAGCATACATATCAACAAGCACCTTATCAAGACTGCTTACCTACTGACTATCATATACTTTTAGATCAGATGCCTAAAACTATTGACTGGACTAAGTTGTCAGAATATGAGCAAGAAGATAACACTGCTGGAAGCCAGACATTAGCTTGTTCTGGAGATAGCTGTGAGATTGTAGATCTCGTTTAATGTGGATAGTAGTAACTAGAAACCAATGTAACTTCTGTGATGCCTCTTTACAACTACTAAGAGGTGTTGCAGGTAGTCAGGTAACAACATACAATGTTCAGTCTCCAAGTAGTAAATGGTTATTGACTTTAATGCGTAAGTCAGGCTATACTACAGTACCTCAAATATTTAAACCAGATGGCACTCACCTTGGGGGCTATACAGAACTAAGGGAATACTTAAGTAAAAATGGCTAAGTGGAATTTAGATCAGAAACAACAACAAGAGATGGGCTTTGACCCAGTTAATAAACCTGCTCACTACAACCAAGAAGGTATTGAATGTATTGACTACATTAGACAAGTCTTAGGTACTGATGGTTTTATAGCCTACTGTCATGGGAACATGATTAAGTATCAACATAGGTATAGGTACAAAGCTAATCCTGTAGAAGATATGAAGAAAGCAGAATGGTATCTTAAGCGTATGAATGAAGCATTAGCGGAGAAACATAAATGACAATAAACGAAGGAATACTACTAGGTAATCTAGCTCTTTCTGTCTACTTAGTGTGGATCATATCTAGGCTAAATCAAGATATAAAAACTCTATTTGAAGGTCTTGCAATTACGATGGATGCAGTAGGTGTTAAATAGCCCCACAGTGGAAATTAAGCGTGGTGTGACAGGGGTTAGAGCTTTCCATAGGGTAGCCTACCTGAGAGAGAATTAATAGGTTCACACCACAAGTATAGAATCAAAAAAGCCGTAGGCGTCCTTGAGTGGATACCTACGGCTTTTCTTTTGTTTACTCTTCAACCATGCTGAGAGCTTGTTCTAATGTTTCTTTATTACGCCGTGACCATCCACGACCAAAGTGTTTGTAATCATCTAGACCTTCATAGAAGCCTTGACGTACTGTGTATACATAATCAATTATAAACTTGGGATCTTTCTCCATTATAAGACCTAACGTCTGTGGTCCTATAGCTCCATCAGGTGTCGCTCCTACTGCACGTTGTACAGCTTTAGCAGGTCTACCCGATCCAGAATTCACAGCCCAGTCGAAACAAGCCCAGTCTAAACCAGATGGAAGTGAATCACCTTTAACTCGATCCCAGTAGTTCTTCTTGTAGATAGGAGCTACATCATCTGGAGTTAAGTCTCTCATTTCTTGTTCAGTAGACTCTCTGCCAATCCATTTGTCGTACACTCTCTTAGTGACACCTAAGTTAGTCATCCCACCTTTATCGTGTTTGTTATTTACATAACCACCTTCGTGTTCAAGTAACATATGTAGGCATTTATCAAAGTTGTTCTTCATGCTTATTTCTTTCCACCAAAGTATTTACTTACACCACGCATACCAATACTAGCACTTACAATACCACCAAGGGAATATTGATACCAGCTTGGCATGTTAGATAAAGCGGCAAAACCATCCTGTACGATTTGATTACCCCAGTCTCCACAAAACGCTAGAATTAACGGAATCGAAAAGAGTAGAGTTATCCACTCGTCTTTCCATGAGTTCTCTGTAGCCTTCATAGCGGCAATATCCCAGTCGATCTCACCTGTAGCTATCTTCATTTTAGTTTCAGCTTCTGCTTTCTTTACAGCAGTCTTACCTTCGATCATAGTACCAGCTAAATTAGCTACCTGACCTATTAAGTTTAGTCCTAACATTAGTAGTCATCCTTCTTCTTAATATTAGTAAAACCAAAGAAGGCTGTAACTATACCAACAACTGCTATACAGTATGTAGGAGCAATAGCAGTCAAGTTATTTGCCGCAACCTCTTGCCCTAGTAAGTTACATATAATAATCATAACAGGATAAAGTAGTAACCCTGCTAAGGAGAACCAGACCATCTTACGCTGTTGATCTCTCTTAGAGTTCTCATCTTCTATTTGCATTCTTTTGTCGTCTAATAGTAAAGCATCCCACTCAGATTTATCTACTGAACCGTTGCCATCCTTATCTGCTTTTTCAAACTCACTCATTCTTAAGAGTAGTCCATGCACCCCAAGCGATAGCTACACCTGCGGCAATGTTATCGATTGCATTAGGTAATAGTATAACAATCACCCCAAGTCCACATAGAGCAACTCCGTCCCATGTAGTTCTTTCTTTTAATCTAGCTTTAATCCAATTCATATTAGTCTCCTAATCTGCTAAGGGGTTATCTAACGCCCTTTGTAATTTATCCATAAGTTTGTCTTCAAGTTCCTTCATCGAACCACTTTGTGATACTCTGACACGTTCTCTCTGGTTCTCAAACCTTACTTCAGCGTCATCTATCATATTACGTACTTTGTCTTCTGTTTCACGTACCATGTCTTCTACTCTATCAGTTTGTTTTTCTATACTAAGAATATCAGCCCTTAATCCATTCTTAATATCCCTAGAGTACTCAACTGACTCCTCTACCTTCTCAGATATACCTGTTACCTTTGCATCCATTACATCCATCTGTAGTTGGTATTCTTCTAAGTCAAGACCAGCGACTGATTCTATCTTTTGATACAAAACAAAGCCACCATACAGACCACCTACAATAGTAGATAGGAAAGCAAAGATAGCCATGATAGAACCAAACGATAATTTCATACCGCCTGTCTTAAACTCACGATCTGCTAAACCATCAATGTTATCTGCTATTTTGGTAGTATCCATTAGTTCTCAAACTCCATCTCACCACCAGAACTTTGTAGGTTCTTTAGTTGTTCTAGTTCATCTCGTAGCTTCTGTATCTCTAACCTACGTTGAGTTAATTCTATTTGGTATAAGTCGTCACAGTTAATACGAGCCTTTGGTTTATCTAAAGGTATAACAATCCTAGCATATACGCCAATATCTTTACCCCTACTATTTGTATCTAAACCTGACAGTACACCTGTTACACCGTACTCAAGATTTACACCCCCACCAACAGCATTACTACACCTCATACTACCAGTGGAAAATGAATCCGACTGATAGTTCATAGGTGGGTTAGGTAATGCTAATGAAAGGGAACTACTATCTGCTACAGCAGAACTAGCTACAAAACAAAGGGTAAATAATAATCTCATTCGGGTTCACCATCTAATCTTGAACATATCTTAGAGGAAATAAGAGTTCTAGACTCGCTAGTCTTTCTTACTTTTGACGTAGTACATAAGTATACAGCTTCATCCATATCTGCTTTACGTATATATACATCAAAAGACTTTCTCTCTTTGTATCCTATATTTATAATTCGGTATGAGGATGCAAAAGGTATGTTCGTCCAATTTAAATCAAATAACTCTATCTGATACCATTCTATTTCTTCCCTAGAGTTAAACAGAGACATCTCCACTTTAACTACACCAGCTACATGAGAAGGTTTAACTTCAGGATAAGCTGGTGTCATTTCATGGGCTGAAGTGGAAAATGAGAGTAGTAGAAAGAGTACTACAAGTCTACTTAGCAACACAGCTAGCCTCTACTAGTGCAGTATAGACCCCTCCAGCGAAAGGTTTAGATGCTCCGTAAGTAGCACTAGAAGCTGTAGAGAACCATGTTGAACCTGCAATCGTTAGATTAAATATTGTTGTGTTGTCTACTAATACCTTAGCGGCTTCATAACCTGACATACCAGCGTCAGATGTCTGTGTTACACTAGTACTACCTGTCCAAGCAACTGTATCTGTAAGTGTAGGAGAAGAACTAAATGATGTAGGGTGAGTTATGTTAGCTGTGTAGCTGTCTGCTATAGATACATCAAACCTGATTACAGGTAGAACACCACCATCAGCAGGTGTAGTGCTTAACTTACTAGCTATAGGGTTTCCATAGACCCCATCTTTAGTTGTTTGTATTACGCACTTAGCTTCTACGTTACCTGTTATAGGTGTGTTTGCTAGTGCAGGTAAAGCGAATAGTGAGAGTGCTGTTACTAGATACTTCATATTAAACCTCATTTATTATACTGCATATCGACCATTTGTTCGTGCAGTATCTGTTGTGCTAAATTATTTCTTAGGGCTTTCTTGTTGTCAGGTATTGTACCATCTTGTAGTCCAGCCGCATCATTTAATGTACCGCCATTTATCTCAGCGTTGTAGTACATAGCGATATTAGTTTGTTGGTTGATAGCCATTATTATGTCGTCTTGACCTTGAGCCTTAAATATAGTTAAAGCATTAGCAGAAGCAGTCAGACCCATCTCTATTCGTGTCTCTTCTTCTTCCTCTTCTTCGTCAACTATAACTTTACCATCTTCATCATATTGAAACTCTTCAGCTTCTAGTGTATCTGTAACTGCATCATCTTCTAGTGCGTCATATACTACAACTTCTGGTAGCTCTGGCATAGGTTTTACATAACCAGCACATGATGGATCAGACTGTGGATCATAGCACCTGTCTACCCTGTAGGAGTATATAACAACTGCATCTTCCACTCTGCCTTCTCCTTCCACTTCAATCGAACCCGTACCCCAATTTGAAGCTGGAATGTTCGAAACTGGAAACGACTTTACAATGGTATTACCAGCTACCCCCGACCAATCATCTGTTTCTCTGAAGATATAACCATCACCATTAGCATTAAGATTACCAACGTGTACTTTCATGTCAGCATCTGGATCTTTAACAGTTGTATATCTATACATTAAACCGTTTATGTCTACACCAGTAATGCTAGGTAAGATATTGTCCATACCCCAACCTAAAGAAGCACTAGCCGCATTACCTGTTGACCCGTAGGTATAGGGGTCAGAGTAACAATAAGAAGGCAAGGCTACTAAAAATAACACCCAAGCCAATCTTTGTCTCACCATTTTCATCGAACATCCTCTCGATTACGTTGTTCTGGTCACGCTCTATTGCTTCTTCAACTGCTTCCATTTCCCATGCTAGTCTAGCTTTATCTCCTACTAATCCATTCTTAGGGCAGGGAGTTCCAGCATTGAGCATGGCCTCAAACACTCTTTCGTCTTGGCACATTACAGATACAGCCGCAACCTTCATGCCCATATCGTACATAGTCTTAGCATTCTTGAGCTTCTCACAGTTCATATCTCTAACAGTACGACCAGCAGAAATACCTAGTATCTGTGTTTGTACAGCACCAGCTACACCTACAGTACATAGGTCAGAGTTACTTGCACTTATTTGTGGTGATATAGCTGAAGGTGGTGGACTATTGATTGTAGTATCCATAGATCCATCAGAAGTTATTGTACTATTACTGTCGGTGTAAATTGTGTCGTCAGCATACACAGTACTACCAATTAGTAGGGTAAGTAGTATAAGTAAGGGTTTCATTTTCTCTCCACGAGTCTATCTAGCTTTTCTTCTATCCTATCAAACTTGCTCATTATTTGACTAAGTACTTGATTTGAGTCAGCCTTAGTAACATAGTCTTCTCTGGTTCTATTTAAGAGTATACGTAATCTATTCAACTCTATTACATAACCTCTTAGTACAAAACCAATAAAGCCAACACCTAGTGTTAGGACACTACTCCATAAATCTGTCATTTCCATCATCTAGTTACCTAAAGCCATATACATCATAGTTTGATTGTTACCAGAAGAAGTACCTTCGTTGATTATTGTAAAAGTACTTAAGTTAATTGGTAGACAAGCTACAGAATAAAAGTCAACCTCAAAGTCACCTGATGCCCTATTATCCATAGGTGTACCGTTAACAACCCAGAAGTTATTAGGAAAAGCAATAGGTAAAGTTACTGTCTTATTTTGTTCAGCATTTACGCCTGTAACTCTTCCCCACTGCATATATAAACCTGAAGGAAATATTTGATAACCACTCTGACTTAAGCTAGATGTACCTTTTGCCACCTCTTTAACTTTAGCAGGTGAAACAAGGCTCTCTGTAGTACCTGTACCAGCTTGCCATATAGAAGTTGCTTGATCTCCTATTATACCTGTCTGTGTACCAGATGTATTAACCACCATAGTATCATCAAGAACTTTAAAAGCATTAGTTGACTGGTCAAAGTAACCAATACTAATCCAAGCATCATTAGCTTCAGATCTTTGCTTTAGTATATTACTAGAAGTATCATACCAGTGCATGTTAGCATAAGTAGTAGAAGGTGCAGAAGCACCACTATTATTACTACCTAAAGCCTGTAAAGCACTATTTAGATCAGACCTCGTATTTGGGGCTGTCTGATTAGCTATATTTAAATCATGTTGACTCATTAGTATTCAATCCTTCCATCTAGGGAAATTACACTTGGTGTAAAATAAGTATTTGTACTGTCTAGTTCAGCTTTAAATTCAAAGGCTCTTCCAACAACAGTAGCACCGTTGGCTAAAGACCAAGCTCCCCAAGTAGGAGACCCAGATGGATCGTCGGGTGTTGCTCTTACATAGACTAGCACATTCACATCACCAAATGCGGCATTCTCATCTGTCCAATTATCAAAGTTATCAGGCCAAGTATCAAATAACTGAGGTAAAGCATCCCACAACAATGTACCATTATCATACAATCTTTCAAACACAACATCACCAGTAGCTCTGACGTTTCTCGCTGAACCAGTATCTATGTAATTAGCTTGACCTTGCATAAGATAAGTAGCTGTAGGAGAAGAAGCACTTGTGTCATCAATCTCAAGTTGATTTGAGACAACAATACAGTTAGTCTTAGTTCCTCCAAATGTAGGGTCTTCAGTAATAGTTTGAGAAGCACCTAGTGGTGGTAACTCAGTCGGCAACACAACTAAACTTGTAGCATTGACACTTTCATTTAGGTTTTTATCGTATGCTTTAATTAAGAATGTCCCTGCTCTAGCAGGTAAACTTGCATTAGTAGCTGGCCTTGCTATCTTACTTAAAACAATACTACCATCACCCCAAGTAACACCTACAGTAAGTGGGCTATGCTTAACTTGATAATAAGATAAGTCTAAATCTGGTACGGCTGTCCAGTCTAAGAATAATGTTCCTCCAGACAACTCATGTCCAAAGTTAGTTACATCTGCTGGTGGTGCTGATAAGGCATCTACTTCTATATTAAATAAGTATTCCCATTCACCTATATTACCAAAAGTATTAACAGCCCTAGCTCTAGCATCATAGAAAGACTTCTCAAGGTCAATAATAGTAAACTTACCTAAAGGACCATCTGATACATTTTTATATTCAGTTTCACTTGCATCTTTATATTGAACTTGTACTTTATCAATACGTTCAGATGCGGCTGAAGTAACTGTTAAGGTTAACTCATTTACTAACTTCTCAGCAAAGACCTTAGCTACTACATTTGCAGAAAGTCCTACAGATGGCACTAAGAAAGGAGATAGTAGTTCTGTATTATCCCTCTCGTATACGACACCATCATCCACTTCATCAAATACAGATTCAGCAGTCTCACGTAAAGTCATTTGTGTTTGTAAGTCTAGTCCATCTGTAAGACCAAACGACCAACTAACAACTTCAAACTCTTTGTTAGTCCAACCAAACCTAGAGTTAGTAAGTCTTATGTTGTCCCCAACTTGTAGCTCTAAAGTCTTAATACCAAAGCTACCATTAACTGTAAGCTGTTGTCTATTACGCTCCAAGGAAATTAGGGCAAGCCTTCTAGCTTCTATAGAGTTGTCAGTAAATGATAGGTCTACATCAGCTACAGATTCTTGGTTATTATCAGCGATTAGAAAAGCAGAGCTAGTGACTTGTGGGTAATCTGTAGTTTGCCAATTACTTTCTTCTCCTCTAAACGTACCTTTGATAACATTAAAGTTGTCTCTACGAGAGTGTCTAGTACCAACACTAATGCTAGAACGTAAGTCGTCTTCATTCAAGTCCATTACTGGTGAAGTCCAATAAGCAGGTTTCATACGCCACTTACCTTGAGCATACCACATAGAACCACCCATAGACTTAAGTAGTTCACTTAACATATCATAAGGTGTAGACCCAGTAGTAAAAGCACCATTACAAGTGTACCTAGTTGTACTAGAAAGAGTGTTAGTTTGGTCACATACGTTAGCCGCACTAGATACTAATGTGTCATCTATATTAACTGTGTTTTCTTCTAAACCATACTTACTTGTTAGGTAGTCCCTTAAACATAAAGCAGGGTTATCTGACCAAGCTGTAGAACTACTACGAGGGTCGTATAACTTCTTACCTTTTACTGTAGCTGTAATGACAGGTATACCGTTAGGAAAAGCATCTCCGTCAAAGCCTAACCTTACATACATATAAGCTATACCACGTAACCTATGCTCAGTTGTCCACTTATTATCAGATTCACTTACAAGATCACTATCAGCAGTTTGATCTGAAGATCCATTGTGGGTCTTAACTCTAATTAGCCTTTCCATTATAGATGTAGAACGAATGAAACTACCACTTATATAAGCCTGAAGTTGTGCGTAAGTTGTAAATTCAGTACCATCTAAAAATGAAAAGAACTTACCAGATTGAAAGTTACTGAAGTCTTGTGTAAGTTTAAAGTACTTAGTTTCATGCTTAACATAACCGTTACCAACTAAAGTAACTACTTCATCGTTAATGTATATCTCATCAAAGGATTGTACTTCATGTCCAGCTACAGCTATTATACGATGTAAGAACTTATTGTTGTCACCTGTAGCTTCATCAAATACTATAGCTCCACCAACTCTCATTCTGCCATAAATAATCTGATGGTCTTGAGCAGGTCCAAGAGCATTAGTTTGGTATCCTCTATTAGACCCAGATATAGAAGGCTTAGGTATAAGGGCTTTCATAGCCGCACCAAGAGCGAAACTAATAGCAAAGCTAGTTAGAAAAGCACCAGCAACATAAGTACCAGCCGCAATAGCAAAAGCAGAAGTTGTAGCCGCACTAAGTAGTGCTACACCAGCAGAAATAGCCATACTTATTCTCCTTTAAGGTATTTAGAGTATACACGTTCAATGTGTTTAAACTTAAGCCTCTCAAGAACTTTATCGAAAGGCTTATGTACTTTTATATTAATTGTTAACACAGATACTCCATCCTCTTTAAGACACTTCTCAGCGAACTTAATTAGTCGTATACCAGCGAAACCTTTACGGTAGTCTTTATGTAAGTAGATTACATCGTTGTTAGCAAACATATGGTCTTTGTAGTGTATGTTAGTACCTAGTACTACGACAAAATATCCTACAAGTAGTCCATCTTCTCTAGATGTAAATACTTTAAGTTTACCTTGTTGCTCTAGGTTACTATAAGCATCCCAATCTGGGTTCAACTTAATGCTATCTTTATTAAGAGCTATCTCATCCCAATGGAGTTCTATAAGATATTTTATGTCTTCTTCTACTTGACTAAGAAACTCTTGTTGATAGCTAAG